ATCACCTTATGAGACTTAGGAGAGAGGACTAAATGAACAAAAAAGAAATAATAATGCCAATAGATTACGCAGGCAATGACCAAGTTTACACTACAATATCAGTACACACTTCAGGTAAGATTTGGAATAGAACTGAAAAGAAAGTGTTAGATGAACAAGACAGCAATAGTAATAAATTTGCTAATTGGTTAAGGAGTCAATTATTGCCAAAAGGTGGCAGAGCAAAGATTGATAGTTATGGCAATGTTTATCTAAGAGGTAAATTAAGTGCTGAGCTAGATTACGTACCTGTTTGGATTAAGGAGAATAAAGAGCCAGTAAAGTCATTAGAAAGTTTGTTGGAGGGTTTATGAACAAAGGCAATCCGTTAACTAAAGACGAATGGAAAATTTGCATTGATTGCAAAGAATCAATAGGAAAGCACAGCAATATGGGAGATGATAAGAAGCGTTGTAAGCATTGTTATAACAAACTAAAATATGGAGTATCTGACATCAACAACTGTTTTCAAGGGTCAGTTATTACGTTAGATTAATGAAGCGGCACAAAGCAGGCCACAGTGAACAAACAACACTTTGTGGATATAGATGTACAAAACAAGAATATAGGATTATGACAAATAGACATATTAGTTTTGTAAACTGTAAAAAATGTTTGGAGATGATTAAATGAGGTGGAGATTTGATTGCTTTGTTTGCGGAGAGCGTTGGGAAGAAGAACATCGCCATTTGGAGAAACATCATTTTATGTTTAGCGATGACAATAAGAAAGAAGGTAGGCCAGTTGTTGATTGTTACAAATGCAAAATAGAATCTATCTATACACCGATAGTAGGAGACATGGTTGGAAATCGTTCTTGAAATAATTACAGGATTTCTAATGGCTGTTTTGATTACGATGATTGCTTGGGCAATATACTCACTTGCGACTTTGAAAAGGCTGTAATTATATATGCTTTCGGAATCTAATTTAGCTCTAGAAAAAACAGGCCTAAGCACAAAACATAGGGTAAAAGCTTATATATGCTTACCAAACTAATATGGTATGAGCAAAAATAACTCAACAACAAAAAAGCAAGCAAAATACACGCAATTTTACGTCAGCGATTCGGTTAGAAATGTCGAAGAAGATGATGTTAAATTCGTTTATAAAAGATACAATGGTGAAATGTCAGTCTACACTCAAAATGGTAATGTTAGATTTTGTTTCACTAAAAAAATGATGGAACGCATGATGGAAGAAATGGAGAACTAAATGGGTAAGACAACAGTAATCACATTTATACCAGATGACAAAGCATTTGCAAAAGCTTATGCTGAATTTATCAAACGCAAAAAAGAGAGAGGTGAAGAATGCAGTTAGTCTTATATCGTTGCGATGACTGTGACAGTCCCAAGATTCTAATGGAATCAGGATGGAAATGTTTAATATGCGAGGAATAGAAGTGTTAACAACAGAAGAATGGCAAGATCAAATAAAGGAGGACATCAAAGATGGGATTAACAAAGAAGTTGAATAAAGTAGAAGACTTGGTATTTCGTCATTTGAAAGACCATGATGTTTGCAGAGACAATACTAAGTTTTTGTATTACTCAGTTCTTCAAGAGTTTTACAGAGCTACTAATCCTAAAGGTAGGCAATGTGAAGAAGACAAGTTCTTATCTGATTTGTATGATTTGTTACATTATACACCTTGTGATGAATCAATTCAAAGATCAAGAAGAAGGATTCAAAATAAGCTAAAAATGCATCAATCATCTAAGGCAGTTCAGAAGATGAGAGAGAAAGCAGAAGAGACATACTACACCTGGTCTGTTGAAGACTGATTAAATATATAAAGGGCAGTGGGCATAGTCAATACCGATGACAAGTTCAGGGTCCAGAAATTCCATAAGCAATTTTTTAAACTTCCAATTTGATGTAGAGGGCTTGTCATCATAATGGCTCGACTCGAACTTAAGGGCATTGACAACCGAGTTCGAGAAGATGTAAAAGTACTAGCCAAAACACATGGAGTTACTGTTGCTAAATTTCTAGAGCCTGCAATCAAGAATTACATTTATCAAGCCGATAATAGAGAAAGGCTTATTAGAGCAAAGAGGTCTGACCCAGACTGGTAGTATGGGATTTTTTGACAGATTTAGAGCCAAGCCAAAACAAACATCTAATTTACAAACATTCTTAGATGGTAATTTAGAGAAGGAAGCTAGAACGCCAGTTTACGATATGGCTCCTGCAATGGGAAGTACTGGGCCAATGCGCATTGACCCAATATACAATTTACATCATTTAGAAAACTTAGCAATAAACTATTCACATTTACAAACTGTAATCAATCGTATTGCATCGCAAACAATCGCTAAGGGGTACAGACTAGAACAGACTGTAGAGAATCCTAGTGAAGACCAGAAGGAACTTCTTGAGCATTTGCTGAAAGACCCAAGCAACGGAGACAGTGATATTACTGGTGAAGAGTTCTGTAAAGCATTGATTAGACAGCTTGAAGTCTTTGATGATGCATGGATTTCTATAGTTTACGATTACGTTAAGGATGAATCTGGTAAGATTCTAGGCAAACAAGTATCTCAAGTATGGGTTGAAGATTCAAAACAAATGCGATACAATACAGATAGATTTGGTAAATTTCAAACCGAAAACAAGTTCTGTCCTACTTGCAGAAAGACGGCAAATGGTTCAGCTTGTGCAGAGTGTGGAACTAAATTAGTATTGATTGCATACACATTTGAAGATGCAGAAGGCGACATTCCGTTTGCAAGAGATGAGATTATACACTTTAACAAATACAGTTCTACAGCAAGATTGTACGGACAATCACCAATCGTTGGATTAATGAAAAAGGTAGAAACTGCATTGGCAATAGAAAATTATCAGAACAAATTGTTTAGATTAGAAAGACCACCAAAAGGATTCTTAGATATTCCTAACCTAGATGAGACTGCACTAAACAGATTGGGAGAATATATCGCAGAAGAGACCAGACGTAATCCAAACTTTGTTCCAATTATATCTTCAGGTGAAGGGCAGTCAGGAGCTAAGTTTGTTACAATTATGCCAAGTCAGGGAGAAGCAGGTATGATTCCATACATGGATAAAATAAATCAAGATATTAATTCAGCTTATGGAGTAATGCCATTAGCAGTTGGCGATGTATCTGGAGTTGGTGGGCTTAATGCAGAAGGTGAACAGTTGTCTATGATGGATAGAACTATTACAGAAACGCAGAACATTTTAGTAAAAGGATTCTTTCAACCATTGTTAGATATTCTTAAGATTACAGATTGGGAAGTAGTCTTCAATGACATAGATGAACGTAACGAACAAATGCATTTGACAAATCTAAGAACTAAAGCAGATGTCATTGCTGCATTCCAAGGTGTAGGAATCACAGTAGATTTAGATGAAGAAGGAGAGCTAATATTACCAGAAACAGATTCAGGAAGTTTGCCAATGTCTCAGGCGGAAGAGGAGCAAAAAGAACAAGCAGACTTGTATCGGCCTTAGATAGAAACCTTGCAGTTACTATCAAACGAGAAGTAAACAGACTTAGGTCTGCCAAAACATATTCTGAGATTAACGAGATGTTGCCAATGATTATGATTGGCTTGGTAAAAGATTTAAAAGATTTAGTAAATGATGAAATGCGAGATGCATATTTGCATGGATTTAAATCAGCAGCCTTAGAAGATAAAGTAAAAGTCGTAGAAAAACAAGACAAGTATTCTCATATTAATTTTAAGCCTACAAAAACTATGGCAGATGAAGCTGCAAAAGGATTAGCATATCGTAGAGAATTTGGTAGAGGCGGTACAGAAGTAGGAGTTGCCAGAGCCAGAGACATAAAAAACAGGGTGAATCTGTCACCAAAAACTGTTAAACGTATGAAAGCATTCTTTGACAGACATCAATCCGACAGAGAAGGCAAGGATTGGGGCAATGAAAATAATCCAAGTGCAGGATACGTTGCACATTTACTTTGGGGCGGAGATGCTGGATACTCTTGGGCAAGGGCTAGAGTTCGTCAAATAAATGCAGCAGATAAGAAAAAAGCCAGAGGAAACGACCTTGAAAAGCAAGAAACAACCAATTTAGTATTTAAAGAAGATAGATTTCAGATAGATTTCGACCAAGTAGATGAGGATGCGATTCGGGCATTACAATCAAATCAAGTGCAGACAAACAACTACAATGAGTTGTCTACAATTCTTTCTACAAAATTAAATCAGGTTGTTGCAGATTCTATTGTAGAAGGTCGCAGTATTCCTAACACTGTAGCCGAAATGCAGAGAGTAATAAATCAAGAGACTTACAAACTAACTAGAATTGCTAGAACAGAGATGATTAACATTAGTAATGAAGGTAGATTAGCTTCATATCAGAAGCAAGAAAAGGTACGCAAAAAGCCTTTTAGATACACACTAGTTGTTGCTTCGGGTGCAAGGACTTGTGCGGCACATAAAGAGCTGGGAAGCAAAATACCTGCTGATGGATTATTAATTGATGACCTCATAGCTCTACAACAGCAGGTCGGAGCTACCTATGGATTTACCCTTCGGGGGAACTCGTTGTTGCACCCAAACCAAAGAACAGTATTAGTGAGAGTACCATGAGTAGAATGCCAGACCATATCAAGATTCATGTTTGTAATGCAAAGTATGGTCATCACGGAAACGGAAAGGAGAAAGATGAGTAGTTGTAAAAAATGTAGATTAGGCCCGATGTCTGTACATATCCTAAGTAGTGGATTTTGTCAGGCTTGCACAAATGAGTTGTCATGGAAACAAGGCGACAGAGTAGCCCGTAAGATGGCTAACAGAGCTAGACGTATGGCGATGTACAAACAAGGTGAAAAGGTAATCAAGAAGAAGTGGAAAGAGAAGTATGGCGATGCTTCTGTAGATGAAGTTCTAGGACACTGATGGGAATCACAATCAAGGGCGGAGACAAATTCAAATCTACTTTACAAAAGATAGCGAAAGAGCATCCGCAAGTGATGGATGCAGCATTGGACGATACAGCAGACGCAATGTCTTTGGAGGCCCAACGTATTGTCCCAGTAGATACAGGCCGTTTACGTGCCTCTATTAACGTCAAAAGAGAGTTTCTGGTAAAAGTAATTGGTACGAATGTAGAATATGCGCCATTTGTAGAATATGGTTCACCAGAAGGCAGCGGTCCCAATGGCGGTCCAAAACCATTCATGAGACCAGCTTTTGAGAACAACAGACGCAGGGTTGCAGAGTTTTTTATCCAGAACCTACCGTAGGGTTCTATAAACCTACACAAAGCAAGATTTTAGGATTTTAAGCACAAATCACACCGATAATCTTTATATAACCCTAGTAACTGGGATAGTATGGTTAAACACTACACTAACCCTGTGAGCATTGGAAAAATGATGATTCGTTGGCAAGATGACAGAGAGAATTATAGGACTTTTATAATTCAAGATTATCTACACAATGAGATAGCAGTCAAATGGTGCGATTCCTTTGAAATCGAAGTTCTTCCAAAAAGTGAATTTAGAAGAGTGGATAGCAAAGGTAATAAAATCATAGAGGCAGTTCATGATAGCATTTACGATGCTTATATGAAAGAAAGAGAACCTACTTTCTACCATGAAGGAGAATGGCATGGTTATTACGGAGGAGCATAAATGAGAAAATATCATTGGGGCAAGTGTCTAGATTGCGGAGGAGCATTAGGTAAGTGTTGGTTAGACTATGGAAGATTTACAGCAAAGAACTGTACTATCTGTGATAAAATATTGATAAAAGGAAAGATGATAACTAGAGAGGAATTAGGATTCTAATATGAGTAAACAAGCCGTAACAAAAACAAAGGAGGTGAAAACTAATGGGTCGAATTATCAAAATTCGTAAGGCTGAAAGAGCTCAACGCTGGTGCGATGCTAAAGCAGCTCGTGGCGAATTGTGTGGTTGTATGTACTGTGTACGTGAACGCACAATAGCAAACGAAGGCATTCGTGAACTCTATGGTGATTACTAATCCCATGCGTAATAGGTCTGGCAGTACCTGATAGTGCTTTAAACTGCCAAAGCCGACATAACAGTTACAAATAAATAGTAGCGATACTAAATCTAGTTATGTCAGCCAAATCCAGTGACTGGAAAGTTTATCGAAAGGAATGGTACAATGATAGAGTTATGGAGACATACATTAACTCACCAATCATAGATAAACAAAACGATTTGATTCCTACTAATGTATTAGAAGAGTCTATGGATTTCTACATGAAGTATGGAATCTATTCTTATCAACATGAAGAAATACCAATAGGATTGCCATTGGCTTACAAAATAGATGATGGTAAAATCAAAGTCAAGTATGGTATTCACAATCAATTAGAAATGCATAACAAAGTCTGGGAAGAGATTCAAGACTTTGGTAAAAACGGTGGCAGTAGTATTAGGGGAGAAACGTTATCTCAGGATTTAGTATGCCCTGATGGAGCTAATACTTGCTTTAATAAAATAAACGATTTGGGGCTTTGGTCAGTGTCTTGGGTAGGTGATAATCCTGCTAACATAGAAGCGACCGTTACTGACGTTGCATTAGCAAAAGCTGATGACCCAAAGACACCTGCTAAACCAAGTGAAAGAAGAAGAGGCAGTGACCGCAATCCTGCTGGAACTGCAAGTGGACAAAGAGGAGGAATAAAATTGAGCGAAGCAAATATTAAAACACTAGAAAATTTAAGAGACAAACACAACGAAGATGTTGGCGATAACCCTGCTAAGAAAGCAAATCTCGGAGCATTAAAAGCGGTTTTCCGCAGAGGTGCAGGAGCTTTTTCAACAAGTCATAGACCTAGCGTATCAAGCCGAGACCAGTGGGCAGTAGCTAGGGTTAAAGCCTTTCTTAAGTTGTTAAAATCTGGTAGACCAAGTAATCCAAAATATACTACAGATTATGATTTACTACCAAAGGACCATCCTAAATCTACAAAGAAACATGCAGGTAGAACATTATTAGTTAAACCACCAGAAGGACATCATTGGATGGCTTACAAGGATGGGCCAGTATTGATGGTTGGAGATTACAAACCACACGAAGGAGCTGTAGAGGCTTTTGAGTTTGAGGTTATAGAAGAGCATGATGATAGTAGATTAATAAAAGCCGACAATCACAATAACTTTATAAATGAAAGTAATGAAAGTGAGGTTATGGCTAAGAAAGACGATGACTGCGGATGCAGCACCGAAAAATCAGAAGAGACAACAGAAGAAGTCAAATCTGAAGAAGTTACAGTTGAAGTCGTTTCTGCTGACGAACTACCAGACATTGTAGAAGAGGAAGCTGAAAAGATGGATGAAGAGGAGAAAGAAGAAGAGGAAGAAAAAGAAATGACTCTCAAAGAACTCCAAGAAGAAATGAAAGCAATGAGAATGAAGATGGAAGAAATGTCCAAACCTTCTCATTATGGCAAAGAAGAAGAGGAAGAAGAAAAGGAAGAAGAAGCAGAGAAATCTGAAACCGAGGTAGAACCTTCTTTAGATGTCGTTATGAAATCACTTAAGAAATACGGAATATCCGTATATGCTGGTTCAAAGGTTACACCCGCACCAGCAACTGACGCTCCAAAAGCAACTTCCGTAGATTGGAACAACATGACCAAGTCTTGGGATGAGCTTGAAGAAATAGTAGGAGAAAACTAAACATGGCAGGAATGAGTTTCGAAGAATATGTAAACGCCTATTACGGCGGAACACTTGGAATATCCAAGAGGTACGGCATTAGTAAAGCTGATGATAACATTGATACCAGTGGCCTAGCAGAAGGATTAAACACCGTCTTCGGGGCAAAAGTATTCAATCAGTTAAATACTAAGTCAGAAGTTTTTAAACTTTTGAAGAAAGAAGCATGGACACAGTCTGGTTTCAGAGCATTGACAGCACGTCACGCCACAACTGCTGGAGTAGCAGAAGGCGGAGCTTTCCCAGAAACAGACCACCCAGAGCTAAAAGAGATTACACTAACTTTGAAAGAAGTTGTAACTCCTTGGCAAATGTCCTCAAAAGCTGAGATACTATCCGAAGCAGATGATGGTCTTGGTAACTTAGCAGCTTTCATGAGAAGAGAACAAGGAGAAGCACACGCCTTCTTCCTAGATGATATGCTTACAAAGTCTGTAGAAGCAAACAGTGACGGTTCCTCTGGGGCTGGTTTAGCTGGTAATAACATGGAATCTTTAGACCGTGTAACAGCTACCTTAGCTTATGTAACAGATGCACAATCTCCATCTAACAGTCAAGATGACTGTGATATGTATGGAATTGACATTTCAAGCAACTCTTTCTTTGATGCAGGTCACACACACTTTACCGATGACGGTACTGAAAACGCATTGGCATTGGATGACCTTGACACAATGATTGCAGCATTATTAGAAAACGGTGCAAACTACAACAGCTTAGTAATTCTAACTGGATTCGATACTTATCAGAATCTAAAAGCTTTGATGCAAGGTACAAACGGAGCATTCAAGTTCTCATTAGATGGTGCAGCAGCAGCAAATATGAATGGAGTAACTGGAGAAGCTGGTTTGAACTTTGATTCAAGAGTTGGAGCATACGATGGAATACCAATTTTCCTATCGCAACATATACCAAAAGATGGTTCTGGCGGTTCAAGATTATATATGTTAGATATGGACAACTTGGCTCTTAGAGTAGCAGCACCAACAACTTATGTGGACAACACTAACTTGGCTGTAAGACAAGTTCTAAGCAGAGAATACGCATTCATTACTGCTGGAGAACTAGTAGCATACAGAAGAAACACAAGCGGTAGTATCCGAGACTTAACGGCATAGAGTTGGTAGGAGGACTAATTAAATGGTCAAAATTATCAACATTGGTAGTAAGCTCACTCGCCGTAGGTTACCTAACGGCAGGTGGCTCTCCTTTGTCCCAAACAAAGCAGTTGAGGTTGAAGATGAGAGACTACTCAAAGAACTACGGGTCGGAAAAGGTATCTTTGTACTTGCAAAAGACGTTGGCCCCAAAGTTGGGGGAGGGATTAAGACTCACGTCAAACCTCCTAAATCTAGGAGCAAACCTGCTAAGTCCAAAGCCAAGAAAGAAGTAGCTAAACCTAAGAAAGGGCTAAAGAAAGCCAAGAAAGGGAAGGCTGACTGATGGCATCTACTGTCGTC